GACATGAACAGCGTGCCGAGCCGGTCGAGCTCGGCAACGATGCTCTTGCGCAGGCCGTCGGGGCTCATCGAGTAGAGCGCCTCGAGTGCGTCTGCGAACGGTGCCCACTGCGCCTCGCTGGCCAGATCGATCTCCGACGGCATCGGCAGCGAGCACTTCGCCGCCCAGGTCGTCTTGCGCTGGAGGTGGATGATGCGGTTGCCCGAAACGCCGATCGCCTTACGGCCGATCTTCCGCACCGAGTCGTCGTAGGTGATGAACCCCACGACGTCGCACTTCTCGAGGAGCACGCCGGCGGCCTTCTCGTCGAGGCGCGGGCGGAAGATGTCGAAATCCTCGGCGAGCACCGACTTGTACTTGGCCACCACGGCGTGACCGAGGAGGATGACGTGCATCCCGGCCTTGAACCGGACGTCGTCGAGGCGCCGCACGAGGACGCGCCACATCTGGACGGCGATCTTCTGGCCGCTCGAGTAGCCGAAGTCCTCGATGTTCTCGATCTCCTTCCCCTCCTTGTTGCGGTGCCCGCGGGCCCGAGCGTCCTCGACGATGCGGTCGAAGATGAGCTGCTCGAGCGCGGCCACGCCGTCGAGCACGACGGTCTTGTAGCCGTACTGCTTCGCGTTCACGACGAGGTCGTCGAGCGCGTCTTCGACCTCGGTGAGCGTGCGCGCCACCGTGCCCTCGTCGCCCTCGGCGGGGCGGAACGGGTAGCGAGTCACGTGGAGATGGCGGGTGCGGCCCTCGATGTCGAGGAAGATCGGAGACGGCGCCGATGCCCTCGTCGCCGTAGAACCAGAACAGCTTCGGATCGCGTCGGGCGCCGGCCACGACGGCGCCGAGCTTGGACGCCTTCACGGGTGCCGGGGCCGCCGGCTTGGCGGTCTGCGTCGTGCCGGACGCAGGGCGGGCGCCGTTGGCGGGCGCGGGACGAGGGACGGGTGCGGTGTTGGTCGCCATGCGATCGCTCCTCCTTCGAGCGGTCAGGGCTGCGCCGTGCGGCGCGGAAATCGCGTCTCGTCGGTTATGTCCGCCGAGCCGGTGCACAGGGGGATGAAGGCGCACGCGGCGCCGAACGAACGGCAGGCGTGCGTGTTGCCGCGGGGCCACATGTCGAGCACCTCGCACATGCGGGCCAGGCGGATCGTTTCGAGCAGATCGCTCCGCATCTTGGGGAGCTCGTCGTCGGTGCGCACGATCGTCGCGCGCTGGTAGAACTTCTCCGGCGCGGATGCGATGGCGGCGCGCACGCGAGCGTCGAACGCCTCGGGGCTCTCGTCCTCGGCGCGCTGGTCCTCGTGGAGTCGCGGCTCCTCGAACCAGCCCGTCTGGTTGCAGGTCGCGCAGCCCTCGCCGCGCTTGATGCCACCCTTGCCGCCGTGCGTGCCGCCGCAGAGCTTGCAGCCCTTGCCCTTCGTGTACTTGCGATTCTCCTCGGGCGTGGCGAGGAGCCGGTCGTGCTTGGGCTTGCCGATCGCGTCGTAGATAACGCCGGCGATCTCGTAGCCGAGCATCGCGGCCCCGTCGACGTAGATCGAGACCTGTCGATCGATGGTGAGCATGTCCCAGTAGCCGGTCCCGGGCGCGATGTCGCTCACCGTGTTCTTGTGCTCGATGACGTAGATGCGGCCATCGGTCTCGTCCTGGATGATCCCGTCGATCACGCCCATGAGGACGTGGCCGCCGAGCTCGTAGCGGAAGCCGATCTCGGCGGCGAGCACGCGCCACGCGACGCCGCCCCAGCGCAGCTCGTAGCCGTCGATCACGGCGTGCGCCTTGATGGCGTCGACGGGCGACAGGTTCGCTTCGATGATGCGCGCGTGCGCGATCGCGAGCCGCGCTTCGGGGCCCTGGTCGTGGGCGAGCAGCCACGCCTCGAGCCCGGCGTGTACGCCCTTGCCGTACGCCTGCGCGTCGGTACCGGGCTCGATGAGCCGGTCGACGTACTTGTACTTGTACTTGCGCAAGCACGTGTGCAGCGTCGCAAGGCGCGACGAGCTGTACTCGGTGAGGTCCTGCATGGAGTCTCCTGCGCACCCTCGGGCGCGCGGCTGGGGTCAGTGGGTGGCGAACGGCTCGCTCGTGAGCAGCTGGGCGGCCGCGTCGCTGGACAGGGTCAGGCACTGGTCCACGCGGTAGCCCTGCTCCGTGCTCGCCACGGCGAGCGTGCCGACGATCGGCGCCTGCGACTTGGCGAGGAGGGCGTCGAGCTCGCGCTGGAACGAGCGGATGAGGAGCGCGACGGTGTGGGCATTGCCGGTCACGGCAACCGCCTGGCAGCGGCCAGCCCGCGCTCCAGCTTGGCGATGCGCACGGCCTGCGCGAGCGGCACGGTCCCGGCGACACCCACGAGGAGCCGCGCCTGCATCCGGGCGTCGCCGAGGCGGCGCTCGTAGTGGGCGACGAGGACCTCGCGCATCTCGCGCCTGGTCTCGGGATCGAGGTCGCGCCACTCGGTGTGGCCGGCGCACGCGGCGAGGTCGCGGCCGAGNGTGGCGCGGCGGATGACGGCGGGCGTCTCGAGGTCCTCCGGCGTCAGCGCCGACGTCTCGCGGGCGAAACGCGGGCGCTCGATGGCGCCGAAGGGCGGGGCGAGGGCTTCGCTGCGGGCGCGCATCACGCAGCCGCCTTGATCGTCGAGACGCCCTTGCCGCGGAGCCACTCTCGCGCGGCCTGCACGAGCATCTCGCGTGACGGCGGCATCAGGCTCGCCTCGGCGTTCGGCGTCAGCGCCAGCGAGCGCGCGTACGAGCGCAGCGGGGTCTTCGGGCAGTCGCGGCGGTGCGCCGACTTGAGGCGCTTGCGCGGGCGGAACTTCTCCATGGTCAGGCCCCCTCCGTCGAAGCCGTCTGCTCGGCCGCGCACCTCTCGATGTCCTCCATCGCGCGCTCGTCGGTGGCGAAGAAGTGCGGCACGCGACCGGTGCTCGCGCGGTAGATCATCGCGCCCGCTTGCTGCGATCCGCACTCGCGCTCCAGCGCGGCGCCGGCCGGGCCGGCGAAGTGGATCGCCCAGCCAGCGCGGCAGTGCGTCGTACCGCACACGCCGCCCGAACCGTGCCACTGCGACATGTCGAGCACGCCGCCCTTGACGGTGACGGCGTCGAGGATACGAGCGTCGAGATTCTCGACGACGGGAACGTTCGGGTGGCGCTCACGGTACCGCCGCGCACGCTCGGCGAGCACTTCGCGCGTCGGCTCCTGGCGCACGTACGGCTCGGGCGGATCCGTCTTGTCGACGCCGCCTGGCAAGTTGATCGCGTCCGCGAGGTTGGCGTCCNNNNTGGCGCCCGCGAGGTCGGCGCGCGCGAGGTTGGCGTCCGCGAGGTCGGCGCCCGCGAGGTTGGCGCGCGCGAGGTTGGCGCCCGCGAGGTCGGCGCGCGCGAGGTTGGCGTCCGCGAGGTCGGCGCCCGCGAGGTTGGCGC